TAAACCCAGTCGATGTTACTGAAGCTACTTGATCGTCACTTTCACCATTACTTAAATCTGCTATCAATCTTTGGGTATTTTTAGAGTTACCAAAAAAACCTGTCATATTATTAATCATGTACCAATTACCAGAGCCACTTGTGCGTTTCGCCATCAACCACTGAGGTTCAAATCCAAGATTTATTGCTGTTGCAGATGAATAAGTCCCACACTTTATAATCGCTTCATCGCCATCATCACCAAAAATCTGATCGCCAGAACCGCCTTCAGCAAAAAAGTAGGCGACGTAATCAGCGGTTGCGTTAGTAAAATAAGTTCCTAGCGTAACAGTCGTATCCGTTGGCGCTGAGTTAATTCCAGTGTCATCTCCAAAATCATAAAACTGCGCGTCTGCTTCCCACCCAGCAAAATTTCTCCACCAATTTGAATTTGGTGACGTAACACCTTTATGATATGTGATCCACGTTTGCGCGGCGCTTGTTTTTTTAAAGACAATGTATCCCGGTATACTGCCAAGATTATGACTAATTGCTTGTGTTCCACCACCACCCGTTGTGCTAAATTTTACACAGTCAAAAAATCCTGCTTGTTTTCGGAATGACCAAGAAGCAAAATCACTTGAGTTATTAATGTCTCCCTGATCCCCCATTGTAAAACCATCATCATCAAAACTTTGTATAAATGAATAAGCTCCAGTTTGAGAATAATTTGCAACATTACTATTTGATCTAAGTGCTAATGTTCCACCTCGTTCAGAATCAACAAGCCAATGATCTCCTGTTGCATTTCTTTTTTTAAACCAAACAAGACCACCATCTGACAAATCAACGCCATTATTTATTTCGTGGTTGTTTGCATTATTTCCAGTATAAAGATAGGTTGAAAATACATCTTCAACGTAGACCGGATCACCACTGGCAGCAGTTCCCGCAGCAGCATGTAATAATTTTTTAGCTCCACCTGACATAATTTATTCCTTTAACCCATTGCTTGTCCGGCAGTAAATCCATACCAGATAGTACCACCATCTATTGTTAAGAATACAAATACGTCTACTCCATTGTTTGTAGATGTCAATGTAGGAGCTGTTGCAGCAGGCCAATCTACTGTATTAGGCCAAGTAATTGCTCTAGCCGTTGAGTCTTGAATTATTTTTAATGACCATATACATGCTTCAGTAGGAGGATTACTAAATGTAAAAGTTGTAGCTTCAGTAAGATCATGTAAAAAATTTGTACCATCTCTTAAATTTACAGTAGTTGCATTAGAAGAAGAAGTAATAGTTGTAGCCTCTTCATGTATACCCCCTGTAAATCTAACAACGCCATTAGCATCTGCTGATACAACCTTAGAAGCTGCTGTGCTTCCTAGTGTTGCTAAGTCTAAATAGTTTAACTCTGCTGTAGTTGCTGTAACCCCATCAAGGATATTAAGTTCTGCTGCTGTTGTAGTAACTGCTGTGCTGCCTATCAATAGTTTATCTTTAACAACATCTATTGTCGTGCCACCTGCTGTTAATAGTTTATCTGCACTTTCATCCCAAAGTAAATAGGCTCCTGAAGTAGCACCAAAAAACTTAACATCTACACCAGTATCATCTACACCATAAGTAGTTGCACCATCTATTTGTACTGCACCATCTATATCTACGGCATCAAGATTTGTTGTGCCATCTATATCTGCATCTCCACTAATATCTAAACTTGTTGCATCAAGTTCTCCTGCTACAGTAGCTACACCATCAGCTAGTGTTATTAAATCAGTATCATCTGTATGACCTATTGTTGTTCCATTTATAATAATATTATCAACTGTTAAAGTTGTTAAAGTTCCTAAACTAGTAATATTAGATTGTGCTGCTCCTGTAACTGTAGCTGCTGTACCAGAAGCATTACCTGTAACATTTCCTGTTAATGGCCCTGCAAAAGCATCTGCTGTAACTGTCCCATCAAAAAAAGCATCTTTAAATTCATTATCAGATTTACCAAGATCAATAATATTATCAGAGCCGGGATACAATACACCATCTTCTAAAATTAATTGTTTTTCATTTCCTGCATAAAAATTAATTTTATTAGCATCTTCAAAATCTATTTTAGTTTGATCGTCTTCACCAATTTTTATATCAGTTGCAAGTAATGAAGTAATTCCTGTTTGTGCTGCGTCTACTGTAAAAGTTAAATCATACGGATCACCATCTGTACCATTATCTGTATCAGTCCAGTTTGTAGTTATTCCTGAACCAATAAACTTAACTTCTTTAGCATTAGAGACAGTTATTTCAGTACCATCATCATCTTCAAGAATAAAGTTATTCATTGAACCTGCATTATTATCTACATAAGCTTTAATAGATTGTTGTGTAGCTACTTTAGTTGCTGAATCAGAAGACAGATCATCTTCATCAAGAACTGCTGAACCGCTTACTCCAGTATTTAAAACAGCACTTGTAAGTGTTTTATTTGTAAGAGTATCTGTAGATACAAGAGATACTAATGTTGAATTAGCACCTGCGGGTAGCATTAAAGTATTAGTAACACTTGCTGAGTGTGGTTGTCCGTAAACTTTTTGTCCATGACTATTATTTTCACAGTTGAATACTACTGCACCTGAGTTAGTATTTCCTCTAACTACAACTGTACCTGTACCATTTGGTGCTAAATCAAGAGTAGCATTAGAAGTTGTAACAAGATCGTTACCATTTAAATCTAAGTTACCACCTAGTTGTGGACTACTATCTTCTACTACGTTAGCTAAGTCTCCACTTGAACCAGTACCCGCAATAATAGCTGATCTAGTAACTTTTTTAAGACCGCCACCAGATGTATCAACTGCTAATAAAACATCATCATCAGCAGCCGTACTAATTTCTGATAAATCTCCAACAGCAACAGGGTTAAAATTTGTACCATCAGCAACTAAAATATGACCTGAAGTATTTGTCCCCATCGTAAGATCATCACCACTAATAGTAAGATCGCCTGATATAGTAAGATTTCTTATTCCAGTATAATCTTTGTTAGCATCTAATATAACTGCTTTAGAAGCTACGGCAGTTCCTATTGCCGTTGAACCAATATCAAGGGCATTTAATTCTGCTACAACAGCGGTTATACCATCTAAAGCATTGAGTTCTGCTGTGGTAGCTGTTACACCATCAAGGATATTGAGTTCGGCTGTAGTGCTTGTAACACCATCAAGAATGTTAAGTTCTGCTGCGGTACTTGTTACACCATCAAGAATATTTAATTCTGCTGTAGTACTAGTTACACCATCAAGAAGATTTAATTCTGTTGCGGTGCTTGTTACGCCATCTAAAATATTAAGTTCAGCAGCAGTACTAGTTACACCATCTAAAATATTTAGTTCTGCCGTAGTGCTTGTAACACCATCAAGAAGATTAAGTTCAGCAGCGGTGCTTGTTACGCCGTCTAATATATTAAGTTCGGCTGCTGTAGAAGTAATAGCTGTACCATTAAAATTTATAGCATCTAAGTATGCTGTACCATCAATATAAACATCGCGCCACTCTTGGCTAGAAGAACCTAAGTCATAAGCACTATCTGTATTAGGAATAATATTACTATTTACATCTGCACCAAATACAACATTGTCATCTGCTGCATCTCCTAAAGTAAGAGTACCTCCATTAAAAGTTGTAGTGCCTGTTACTGTAAGATTTCCACCTATTCCTACATTACCAGTAGTTGTTATACTATCTATATAAGCATCTTTAAAATACTTACTAGATGTTCCTAAATCTAAATCGCTATCTGCATTGGGTACTAATGCTCCGTCTTGTAAAACCATTTGTTTTGCTGCGGCACTAGAAACTTCTACATAGAACTCCCAAGTATTACTAGTAGTAAGAATTTTATTTAGAAAATCCTGATCACCAATAGTATGTATGTTACCGCCTTCTCCTGCTGTCCCATCGTGTTGATGTCCGGTAGTGCTACTAGAAGCATATGAAAAAGCTGTTAGAAGTCTGTTATATTCATCATTAAATAAAGCAGCAGTAATGGTATCTCCATCCGCTAAACTACTCTGTCTTACATAACTTGTACCCATTATTATCTCCTACCGGAAGGTCTATAGTCTACATAGAAACCATTTATTGAATAAGGTGCATTAGTGTCCTGACTAAATATTTTAAATGCTATGTTGTGTCCACTTCCTTGTACTGCCTGTCTTGCCATAGGATCGCTTGAAGCTCCGAATACTGCTGTACCAAGTGTTGAATCTCCAAATACTGCCGGAGTTGGTATAGAATCTAGTGTATAGTTTGGTGGCTGTGGTCTATTATTATCATCAAAATCATATGTTATCTTTAGTGTAGGCTGCACTGTTCCTTCAGGCGTAAAAGATATTTTTGTATAGTGTAATGTTTTTAATGTTCCTGCATCTCCAAAATCTAAATTAGGTGTTTTATATCTTGCATCTATATTTGTTGATGTTCCTGCGGGATTAAAAGCATTGCCTGTATTATGATTATACACATAGCCATCTTTATCTCCATGATATATTTGTTCTACACTATCAGCATCAAAACCTGATGTAAAGGCATGAGCTTGGATTCCTATTGTTTCAGACCACTCAAAACCTTGTGGTGTTATTGTTCCTATAATTCCTTTTGCTGTATCTGTAGAAGCTGAACTTGCACTATAAAATAATCTGTATTGAGATTTACTTCTTAATACTGCACTAGATATAACTAAAGAACCTATGTTAGAAGCTAAAGAAGCTACGATAGATTGTATTTGTCTTGATACTGAGCTTAACTCTACGTCACCAATACGCGCTGTACCTGCAACTAAACGAAAGCCATCAGGACTTAAAAATATAAGATCACCACCAATCTCTTGAATACTTCTACCATCTAAACAACCCACGTTCTGTGTGATAGGTGTTATAGCTATAGAGTCAGAATTATTTATATTAGATAGTTTGTAAATACTGTTTTTACAAAATATAATTAAATCACCACGGAAACTGCTTAACCCTACTACTTGATCATCTAATACAATGCTACCAGAACCCGTTGAAGTAAAATCATTTATGTCGCTTGTGCCACTATAAAATATAGTATTAGGTGCTGTCGCTGCTCCTGCAACTACTAAGTGTTTATCATGTATAGTACATTGTTTTGGAAAGTGTGTACCACTAACTGTAATTTCTTCATAAAAGAAAGTTCTATCTGATAAAGCACCTGTGCCTGTCATTTTAAATAAAGCGGGTTTTGAACCAGAACCTATATCAGTTATTACTATTTCACCATAAGTAGTGTTTCCTTCAAACAATGCAAAATTTACATATGATTGACTTGTTCTAGCGGCTGTGCTTCTACCTGAGAATGTAGAAAAATTATCTCCTGAACCGCTAACACTTGCACGATTTATTTGTAACCAACTTGTACCATCTAAACTAAAATAAAGATTAGTACCTGATGCTGCAATAACACCATCACCATAAACAAAAAGTCCTAATATAGCATTAGAACCATTAGGTCTTGCTGCACTACTACCACCATAAAGTGTGTAACCATTTATTCTTCTGTAGCCGCCATCTGGATCAACTTCAAAGTTTTGTAACTCTGTAGCAAATCCGGGCTGCTGTAACATTTGAAACTGGTTAAGATTAGTGTTCAGACCGCCTTGACAAGATAAACCAAATGCTTGCATAGTTAATCAAACCTTACTCTGTCATCAGACATATATGTTGGAACAGTCCCTATTAAGTTTTCCCTCATGCTTCTTAATCCTTTTTTATAATCTTCTAAAGCAAAAGCTGCCATTTGAGGGTTGTCTTTAAACTGATGTGTATAGTATCTAGCTTTAGAAAGTATTACTGTTTTATACAGATCAGGAAAAACTATTGCATCGCTGTGTGCAGATAGTTCTGTTGGTAAATCATAAGCAAAAAACCAAACCTTATAAACTTTATCAGGTATAGGACTTAAACCAAACTTTCTTGCATCAGGACTTCTAATAACAAAACGTGGTTCTCCACCTGTAGCTTGATCAGCATCGTCAGCATTTTCTGCTGTACGTCTAAAATCTTTCCATTGTTCTATTGTTATAAATCTTAAATTTTTAGAAACATAAGGAGCTGCTTCGCCGCTTACTCCTACTGTTGTAAGATAAAAATTATCCCAATCTATAGAACCATAATCATCTTTTATAGATGAACTAGCAGCTTTTAATTCATACCATCTAGTTGCGGCTGTAGTATCTACAGAAACATTACCATACATAGGATCGGTAGCTCCGCTTTCTCCTGTTGCTAAGAAAGGCCACTGAGGTTCTTCATTTGCTATATCTAGGTATGATCTGTTAATACAATCTTTTGCATGTTGTTGTATTCCTACAGCACTAGAAAAAGTTGAAGAAGTTAGTACAACCTCATTCAACTCTCTTAATAACTCATTTGATAATTGTAAAAATGTAGTAGCCATTATTATCCCACAGGTTCTTTATGATTTACTGGATTATTAGGATTTCTAAAAATACGATCATAATTATCTTTGTATTTTTCTTTATCTTCATTTTTTAAATAACACCCGCTAACTTTAACTTTTCCTTTAGGATTAAATCTAACAGGGTTCTTTTCACTTCCTAATTGTGGCATACTATATTTCCTTTAAATTAAAGGGGGCATATTTCAGCCCCCAATAATATTAGTCTATACCATAGAATGATGAAACTAACGCATCGGCACGTAGTACCTTAGACCCATAAACATGGAGTCCACGGACTATATCGCCAAAGCTATCAGGATCACGAATTACTTCAGTATTTGTGATGGTTTGTGCTGTCGCAACTGCTGACATATGACCTGCAATACACTTACCTGCTGCGTTTGTAGTAGCAGCAATATTGTTAGTCTTATACATATCAAAGCCACGTAACTTACCAGATGATACTAGTCCATTACGGATTGAACCTTGACCTGCATTATAGTCAACAGACAGAAGTTTAGAAGAACTTTGAACAAGTACTTCATAGAACTCTGGATTTGCTAAGAACCAACGACCTTCTTCAGGAACATTCTGCTCGTCAAGTAGACGCGCCATGCGTGAAAGAACATCTATTGGGTCATGCTCACCAGAAGCAAAACCTATGTCAAGATTACCAGTGCCATCAAAAGTTCCTGCTGCAAGGTCAGTTGCATTGTCAGAACCTAAGATGTGGTTAGGACTAGCTGCGGATACTCCTGCAAACATAGTTGCAATTACACCCTCATCATAAGCATCCTTTAGCGAGTAAGCTGCTGAAGATGCAGCAACGTCACGGAAATTAACGTGAGACATATTAGTTTCAATATCATCTACGATAAATTTAAATGCGTTAGCTGTATCTACGACCAAAGTTAGTTCTTGGTCAGTTAGCTTAGTTGCGGTTACGTCTGCGCCCCTTTCATACTGATAGACAGTGATTTCAGGTTCTTTGATAATCTTTACAGAGTCACCAAAAGACGCAATCTCACCTGCGTAATCTGTATTAGTAATTGCTTCTGCAACAGATGATTTCCTAAAGAAATTTAGGACAGTCTTAGAATAGACTGAAGGTAAGAAAAACGAATTGTTTTGCCCTGCAACAGAGTTACCAAAGTTAGCATTGGTATCCGTTGATGGTTCAAAAAATTGATCAGATTGGTTATAAGCCATTGTAATATCCCCTTAAACTTATTTAGCTATTCTGCCTTCTGATAAAGCCAATTTAATTTCACTTTCATAACGATCAAATTGATCAATAGACATACTAGCAATTTCTTTTTCTGTCCAAATTTTTGGAGCCTTTGAATCTACCGCTGTTGTTTTTGTAGACACCATATCAGCGGCAGAGCCTTGCTCTTTCTTTTTGGACTGCCTCTTTTGTGGTGACTGAGCTACACCTGTTTCCATTTTGTAAAGGTCTATAGCACGACTAGCTAAAGTCGCATCACTGTTGTTTGCATAAATCCATTTCTGTATATCTTCAGGTTGTTCTTTAGCCCATTCGTGAAAAGCTTCATCACCCCTTATATCTTCAAAATCAGGATGACGCTCCCTTAACATTGTTTCAGCTTCTCGTTTTAAAATATCAGCTTCGCGTTGTTGCATTGCTGAGAGTTGCTGTCTTAATGCTTCGGTTTGAGTTTCACTTTGTAAATGTGCTACAGTCTCAACTGTTTCATACAAGTCTGGATTTTTTGCTTTGAATGTCTCAAGTTCTTCTAAAGTTTTTGGAGCTTGATATTCAGGAGCATTTTCAGATGCTTCTGCTATCAACTCTTGTTCCCTTTGTTTGAACTCAGAAATTCTACTGTCGTAATGTTTCTTTAGATCATCATACCTTTTCTTATAATTAACATCTTTAGAATTTTTAGCAGGGGGCTTTTCTGATTCTTCATCAGAAGGCGTAGCCTGTTGTTCTTGAGATGGTGCGTAGAATAAACCATCAGCACTTTCCATTTTTGGATTATCAGGAGTGTGCCATGATTTCTTTGCATTATAAGGATTAGGTGCTTTTTCCTCCACAGGATTAGTTTGTGTTTCAGTCATTGTACTTCCTCCACGGGGCTTGTAAGTTTTAAAAGGTAGCCATTACAATAAATTATTTGTACGAATAATTTAAAATGGTGCTTTTACTTCAAGGTAGCCGTTATCGTTGTCTAATATTAAGACTAGGCATTTGATTAGAAGACATCATTACTTTGTTCATGTTATCTTCTATATCAGTATCCTTGTCCTTTCTCATTAAACCACCATCATAAGCACGTTCAGCTTCGTCCATCATTGTTTGAAGTCTGTCTGCACCTATTTGATCAGTGGCCTTTCTGGTCATCACAAATTCACCATCAGATAATCTGGCGGGTATTGAATCTGAGACTCCCGTTCCCGGCCCTGCAACTTCTCCAGAGCCAGTAAACTCAGAAGCCGTGTCTACAACTTTGTCAAAAATCATACTAAGTTGCGGATCGCCTTCTAAAGCATTCATTAAATATGTTTGTTCTTCTTGGTCTAAAGCTTCATTCATTACGAAATCTACATAATCTTCTTCCATTTGTGTATCTGGAAGTTGTGAAGCTTCTACTGCTGCCATTTGTTCTGGTGGTATGTTAGGGTAGGTATCTACTGGAACTTCACCACCCTCTTGAAATACACCACGGCCTTTAAGAACATCAGCCTGTGTTATTTTTCCATCGCCTGTAAGATCAGGAAGTTTACCGCCTTCTGCATACATTTCTCTTTCAGGAGGAGACATCATACCTCCACCCATTTTCTTTTGTTTATCAGGTGCAGCTACCGCTACAGTAATAGCAACATCAGGAGCAGCTAGTAAGGCTTCTTTATTTTTTCTACGCTGTCTATTTCTTTTAGATTTACTAGCCATTTATTTCTCCTTATGAACTTTCTGCACAGAAAAGTTAGCATTCAAAGTAGCTCCTTTATGTGCTTTAAACTTACCAGTATGCTTCATAAGTTTAAAACCTCCATCTTTTTGTTTCATCCAATGGAATCCTGCGGGAGCTTTTACTTTCATTTTAAACCTCTTCTATTTTTAATAAGTCATTTATTATTTTTAACTTTTCTTCTGCTGCTGCTACTTGTTCTATTAGTTTATCTACTTCACCTACTAAGTCTGGATGTTCAGGAACACCAACAGAACCAGATAAATAGTTTTCTAAATTAACAGCAAGTACTTCTAGTTCTGCTGAGTACTTAGCAGCTAAAGCACTTAATATTAATACTCTCATGCTTTTCTATACTGCCTAGTTTT